TTTAATACCATATCGCTACCTTTGCTCTCTTATTTCGGTGTTGGCGCTGTTAAATTCATCTCTTTTAAGCGCCTCTTTGACGCCTCTTGTTATTTGAGCTTTAAAGCTCTCTAAATCGAATTTGCCGTTATTTAAGTTAAGTAAAAAATCGCCGTTAAAGCTTATATTTACGCTTCCGTTTAGCCCCGCAGCCTTGGCTTGATAGGTTGCTTGGGGCTTGGTTGCCGTAGATAAGGCCTCTTTGGCTTTTATCGGCGCGCTTTGAGGTTCCTCGTCGTTAAACCACGAAAAAGGGTTATACCAGTTACTCTCTTTGCCGTCTCCTATACCAAGAGCGTCTTTCGTCCAATCAGTAGCCACACCGAGCGCATCGCCGATAGAGCTAACGATATCTACGACCCACTGAAATTTCTCGGATACCCAATCAAAAAAGCCTCCAAAGATAGATCTCCACCACTCTACTACCGAATCGAATATAGAGCTAAAGAAATTTGAAGTAGCCTCCCAATATGGCTTTACGCTCTCCCAGATATTTCCAAAAAATGCCTTTACTTCGTCCCAATTTTCTATAAGATAAGCTGCTGCCATACCAAGAGCTACTACTATAGCGCCAATGCCTGTGCTAATAAGAGCAAATTTCATAGATTTTATAGCCTTTATAGATACTGACATAGCAGCAGCTAAGGTCTTATAAACCTTACCAAGTCCTATTGTCGCTACTTGGCAAGCTCTTTGCGCTGATGCTACTGCTTTCATACGAGTAGCGGTGATCAAATACGCAGCATTTAACTTTAAAGTATTTAGATATTTAAGCTTAAACACGCTATTTAAAAAGCTTATGCCAGTCCCTAAAATTTTAGCTTGTTGCCATGCTATATTAAGACTCCACCACAAAATTTTAAGCATAGGAGCCACGGTGATAATAGCAAGCATACCGCCTACAATACCAAATAGTGTTTTTGACAAATTTGGAAATTTCTCGGTAAACGCGGCTATAGAATTTGTCACTTTTGAAAGTCCATTTACGATTAAATTTAACGTTGGCAAAAAGGCATCACCTATCGTGATACCTAAGCTTATGAAGCTTTCAGATAGCCTTTCTAGTCCGCTTTTAGTAGTGGCTAGTTTAGCCTTCATCGCTTCATCCATACTACCGATCGCTCCTTTATCATTTACTAAATTTACAGCCTGGTTGTATTGACCGATCGCGTTTACTAGCGAACCCATATCGTCGGCAAATTGAGTACCGAATAGATCGGTTAGTACGCCCATTTGAGCCTTTTTATCGACTTTGGCTAGAGTGTTTAAAAACATATCAAGCCCACCGCTAGCATCGCGTGCCATTGCAACCTTTAAGTAGTTTGCATCCATTCCAATGCTTTGCAGAGCTTTTTTAAATTTCTCGTCTTGCCCGTCGATATTTGCAAGTTTATTAAATAGCGAGTTCATTGCTGTTGAGGCCACTTCGGGAGCTTTACCTAGAGACAAAAAGCTACTAGCAAGAGCTGAAATTTTATCACCTTTAAGTCCAAGTATCGAGCCTGAGCCTGCCGTACGACCGATTACGTTTATGATATCTCTTGCTTTTACCATAGACATTTTATCGTCAAGATAGTTTATCTTATCGCCAAGAGTTGCTATCTCATCAATTCCTAGTTTTAGGTTGTTCATCGTTAGCGCAATCGCATCGCCCGCATCTTTACCACTCATATCAAATGCTACGCCCATTTTAGAGACTAGCTTTGTAAAGTCTGCGATCTTTGAACTATCAAGCCCAAGCTGTCCGCCAGAGGCTGAAATTTGCGCTAGCTCGTTTGCGTTTATGCCAAGTTCACGACTTAGCTGTTTTATCTGCTCTCCTAAATTTTTTACCTCGTCCTCACTTTTAAAATCGACGTATTTTTTAACTTCCGCCATCGAGCTTTCAAAATCTACGGCGAGTTTAACCGGTACCACAAAGCTAGCAGCCGTTGCTAGAGTGCTTTGCCATTTGCCCAGCTCACCGCTAATCTTGCCTACATTCGTATCGATGTTTGCTTTAAGTGTGCCGATCTTAGCTATTTTTTCATTTAGCCCAGTAACGTTTTTGCCAACTTTTTCAAGCCCAGCACTAAGCTTGCTAAGTGAGCTTATATTGCCAGATAAAGCACCAAAGCCAGCTGTTTTTAGGCTAATTAATATGCCCACTTGCGTGCTATCCATTTTCGTTCTCCTTTTCTTGACTTTACTGGTTTTTTGGCTTAAAATATCCGTATGAAACGGCTCATTTTTCTTACATTCGTCCTACTTTTAGGAACTCTTAGCGCCTATATGATCGAGGGTAAAATACCAAATAGCGATAATATCTCGGGCGGACTATTTTTCGGAACCATCTTGGCCGTACCAATCTTCGCTTTACTTAACACTTTTGGATTAGCCCCGTGCGTCAAAGATCGCCCTACGCCTAATATGGATTTTCTTTTTGATGAAGGAAAAGACGGTAGCATTAGCATTTTTGTAGCCTCGGCTCTAATTTTTTCAGGGCTAATAGGCTTTTTTAGCATTGAATTAGCTCTTGCTTGCGCCTTTGGCTCCATACTATTTCAGGGCGTCATTAAATTCTTAATAAGCTATATCTTTTACGCCAAACTTTGAGATTTAGCCTTTAAAATTTCCATCGCTATTTTTAAAAAATCCTCGTATTCGTCTACGTTAAACTCCATAATTTCATCAAACGAAAAATGAAGCGCGTGTCCTATTATCGCCACGCCCTCGCGAGTGTGGCCTACGCTAAAAAACCCGCTACCGCGCTAAGAATAAGCGAGCAGTCTTTGGCTTCTAGCTCCTCAAGCTCCGCTTCGCTCATACAAGTAAGGTTACTAGCTAGCCTAAAAGTTAAATCAGCCTCGTTGCTTCTGCCTGCGCTCATAGCAAAGCGAAGATCTTTGCCTTTTGGATGCCTGATTTTAACTTCGTTGCCGTCTGATAACGTAACGACGGTGTATTTGATGCCGTCTTGCTCGATGATTTCGTTTTTCTTGCTCATTTTTATTCCTTTGACTTAAAATTTAAGGGCCTTTAAAAAGCCGTTTAATCTATCGGCGCAGCTCTCGTCGCCGATAGAAAATATTGATTATTCGCCCAAATTTGAACGCACTTGAGATAAATAATCTACCCCGCCTATAAGGCATATCATGTTTTCGACGTCTAGTAACGCTACCGGGACTTTGCCTATATTTATATCTAAAAAATGAACGGCTAGCTTGACGCTAACTTCCATCTCTTTTCCGCTTTCAAAGCTTCCCGGGTCTATCTCGGTAATATCGCCCGTCACGGCCATAGAAAAAGGCTCGGGAGCGCCTTTGCCGGATTGAAAGATGCTAGCCTTAAATAAAAAAGGAATTCTGTTATTCCAAGTATTTAGCCCGTATCCCAAATAGGTATTTTTATCGAGTACGCTTAGCTTAAACTCCATTTCCACCGGCTTTATCGTCCCGCTTGCGAAATTGCCGCCGAGCGCGCCTTTGGCTTCGATCGTCTCTTGTTCTATCTTTGGTATCGTGAGCGATTTAACTACGCCTAAATATCCTTGACCGTTGATAAAAACGCTTGCTTCTTGAACAACCTGAGGTATCTGTCTTTTTACCATTTTTTACTCCTTATTTGTTTAGCTCATCCATCAAAACGCTACCGTATTTATCCACATAGATAAAATCAAGCGTTAGCTGTTTTACGACGGGATTATTTTGCATGCGGATGTCTAGGTAAAATTTACCGTCCGTGATATTTGCTAGCGTATTTTTCTCGCTCCAAGACAGCTCGTATCCGAGCAATACCTTTGCTCCTACAAGCCCTCTAAGCAGCTCGCTAACGCTTCTTTTGGCGTGATAGAGTTGATCTGCTTTTTTGTCTATCGCAAACAGTACGCCTTTTTGGCAAGCCTGCGAAATACGGTCAAATACCCTTACTCTTGCAAGGTCCTTCCATATAGTATCTTGATCGCTAGTCTCTCCGCCCCAAGCCCTAAAGCCACTCTCTCTGATAATGGTAGAAATTTT